AAATCGAAAGTTCAGCCGCTGTTCTGATTCCCTCTCCAACATCTACAGGAACTTCAACAACCATTGTTGTATCTTCTGAACCAAATGCTGGTTCTAATTTGTATCCTGCTTTCTTTAGTGGTTCTAATAATTCTGAATGTTTAGATAGTCTAATTCGTCTTATATAAAATCTACTCTCAGGATAATGTAAACCTGGTGTCGCGCCTGCCAATAATGATACAGTTCCACTTGGTTTTATTGAAGTCGTTTTTTTCGACTTCGGTATTGCAAACCAATCTGAATACATTTTATCCCACGCTTGAATAACGTCATATCCGTTCTCCAACCAATTTCTTAATTCATCTAAACCTCTATTTGTGATAAACTGAGCAACACCACTTACACTACATCCAATTCTACGATTTCTTAACATCACTCTGTTTGTATCGCTCCAATGAGTTTTACCAAGTGTTACGGTCTTAGCATACAAATAAGCATATTTTAATGTACGAGCATAATCCTCATATGAATCATGATTATTTGGAAAGGTTTCTACAAGACAACACAACTCATATGACTCAAGTGTTTGTTCCAGACAATTATGGATAAACAAACCAGATGAACACAAATACTTATCATCCAAAGTAGATGTTATCACACCAAAATTATGTGTATCTTCAACAATCATATCATAAACATCTTCATATCCATAAAACTCAACTGATGCAACTTTATGATTCCAAATACCCTGATTGTCCATTCCTCTTTTAACATTGGAACAAGAATAACTACAAGTTTTTCTTTTGGATGCTTGATATTCTGTAAGTGTTTTGTATTCATTACACACAGGACAATTCCAATCAACCCAAACTGTTTTTTCTTTCATCTTCTTTGATATGTGTTTTCTAACTTCATCTGTCATACCATTTCTAATTGATTCAACCATGAAATCTCTTTGGGTTTCCCAATTTTCTTCTGATTTTTTACCAATCTTTTTTAATGTAGATTTTTTATGATGTTTACCATACATACTATTTCTTTCACCAAAATGACCACCATTTTCAAGAGTAGTTTTTTTCATCTTTTCTACATTTACAGGGTCATGCATTGGATTTTTATCTAATCTATGTAATCTACTATGTTCCGATTGAGTTATTACATCTAAATTATCCCACCTGTCATTTGTCTTATCAAAATCTTTATGATGAATTGCATATTCTTTTGGATTGGGCATATAACCAAGTTCATGCTCTGTAATCAATCTATATTGTCTTATACCACTTACTCTTTTACCAGTTCCTCTTATGTTCCTATAACCTTTGTTGTCAAAACTATTAAATGGAAATACTGATTCGCCTTTTTGTAAATCTTTAAGTTCTTTATATTCACCATTTCTCAACATAATTTTATGGTCAGGTGTAGCTAACAAATTAGAACCGTCATCTAATGTTAGTTTCCATATTTCAGTATTTTCTTTTGTTTTCCAAGTTTTAGTTGATTGTTTAATAACTACTTTACCATTTTCATCAACAGAATAAACTGGATATTGAGTACCAATCAAATCTTTAATTGGAACTGCATTTCTACCATCAGCTACTGCCACTAATGTATCACCAACTACACAAGGATTACCACCCATAGCTCTGTGGTCTTTATCATCTCCACCATTTTTCATTCTTGAGTAGTGTCTCATATTTTCTAACCACGCTAACCCTGGTTCTCCATTATCTGAAATTCTTTTTGCTACCTCTGTATAATCCATACCAAGTTCTGCAAAGATAGAGTTATTTGATGTCCATCCAAATTGTTCTCTGTGTGGATTTACTTTATAATTTTTTAAATCTAAGTATTCTTCATTATGTGGGTCACCAAATACAATCTCTGCAGTTCTTCTAACATTACCTGCTACAACACACTTACCAATAAGGTTCATTATGTCCACAATAGTCGTTACTGTAATTGGACTATTTGTATTATTATCCAATACACCTCTAATATCTTCGTGAATTTCTTCTAATGGTTCATGTCCACTCGAAACACCACCAAAACCTTTGATTGGCTCTCCAGCAGGTCTGACTTTTGAATAATCAAAATCAACTTGGGCAGTTCCATGAAAATAACTTTCTAACAATAGTCTAAGAGATTCTACCCAACCCTCTCTTGTGTCAGGTATTTGAAAAATTTCTACTTCACGATTTAAGTTAGGTTCTTTTATAAAAATCTCTCCTGCACCTTTTGTATCAAAACCAACTCCAACACCTAACATTGATGCGTCCATAAGGAAACAAAATGGTTTTGAATAATCTTCTTTAAGTGTAGCAGTAGATACGAATGCACAATTATTGAGTGCCGCGTATAACTTCTTTTCTTCTGTGATTGGTGTTCCCATTGCCCACAATCCACGACCTGGTGGTAAGAACTTCATATTAAAAATTCTATCATACATATCTTGAGCTGACTTCTGCGCTTGCCAAGGATTCCAACCTAACAAATGAGATTCTATGTGAGACATTTGCATCGAGTATGTTCCCTCTACAACCCTTTGAACGGTTTCCCACCATCTTTCATTTTTTCCGTTTTCTTTAATTCTTGAATAGGTTCTCATATAAACTAATTCACCTAATCCATTAAAACCAAAAGGTGGCTTCTTTCGTTTATATTTATTTATAAATTTATCAGATAATTTAAATTTTTCCATTCCACCTACTTTCCTATGACCTTTTTAGACCAATATTTTATTTTTTTATTATCAAGAATTTTTTCTCGATGTTTCCAATAATATTTCTTCTGTCGAGCTCTTCTCGCCTTAATTCTATCAAGCTCAGTTATGTATTTTATTTTACGTCCCATTTTTTCCCAAAATAAAAGTAGGGAAGAAAGTTTTTCATATTTTTTTATGAAATTTTTTCTTATTTCTTCCAATAATAAGTACCATATATATTACAAAATTATTCGAATCCTTCTATCTTTTTATCTGAAGGTTTTTCTTTTTCATCAGTTTTATATGCTGCGTAAACATTCGCCGCGGTTTGTCTTAAAAAATCCTCTGAACTTTTCATTTTCTTTGTAGCTTCTGAACCCATTTTTGAAGTTGGACGATGTATATCAATTAATCCTATTGTAGTATTCATACTTACAGGATAGGTTATACCATCAACACCAAATCTATTTTTTATAATATGACACCGAGCCGTATTAGCTGCTTTATCCTCAATTTTTCTCGATATACTTAAAACAAAATCTGCTGTCATAACTTTAGTATAACTCTCCGCGACTTTTTCTGCCCCAATAACATCTTCCTCTAATGATGAACGATTTGCTTGTGATGCTGTCCATATAGGAACTTCCATTTCACCAGCCAATCCTCGTAGGTCTTCATAAATGTTTCCTAACTGAAGTCTTAATTCTTTTGAATGTCCCACATCTCTCATAATATCAGCGTAATCTACAATAACTAAATTAGGTTTAAATCCACTAATCTCACATTGTTTCAAATGTGCATTTAAAGTTTGAACTGTTGCAGACCTGGTTGGAAAATATTTAATTAATAATTGTCCTTTAACTTGTTGTAAAGATTTTTCTACTTCCTCTTTTCTAAATTTTAAATCTCCTGTAGGTACACCTGAAAATATAGTATCATATCGTAATCCAACATATTCTTGGTTTAATTCCAATGTATAATGTACTACTTTTTTTCCAACCTTAATAGCGTTTTGTACTATTTTTTGTAAACACCAAGTTTTTCCAATACCTGCTGGTGCTACCAATACTCCTAATTCTCCAGCACCTAATCCACCATCCATTACTTCATCTATAATATCCCAACCAGTAGAAACAGTTTTTCGAGTAGTTTTAGTCATTCGTTCTTCTAAACCTTTAATATAATCATGACCTAAATCCTTACTCGTACCCGCTTTCATAGCTTCATCTATTCTTACCTTAATACCATCATAGTCTTGTCTTTCTAACAAATCAACACTATCCATTATAGCGGTTTTTAATGTTTGATTTTTACAGAAAGTCAACGCATGTTCTTTTATATATTCAAAATCAGTAGCGTTTCTTAATTGATATGATTCTTTCAAATTATCTATAACGGTTTGTTGTAAAAGATCTGAATTTATTTTTTTAATCTCTATGGATAAGGTTTCCATAGTTGGTGTAGTCTTATATTTTCCAAAATACTCTTTTATATTACGTACTAACCATTTATCCGCATCACTATCGAAATACTCTGGTTCTATAATATCATTAATAGTTTGCATGAATTGTTTATCATTAATAAGTAAAATGATAATTTTCTTCTGAAATGAATGTCCGAAATGTGTTAATGTTTCTGCCATATTAAAAAAAATCGTGTTTAATTAAATTTGCTGGATTAATTGCCTTCTCTACTCTGGATTCAGCACTATCTCCATTGATAAGTTTACTTTCCATTAAAATCAAAAAACTCCTTTGCTTTATTATAAGTTGACACAACTCTACTATTCTTTATAGCTGATTTATTATATTTAAGTGGTGAATTACTTCTCCATTCTATCTCATTCACAAAACTCCAAGACCCATCTGTAAAATCTTTTTTCTTCCAAACCAATTCTTTATCCTTTGGATATGTTCTATTCCACTTAATATCAGTTTCTTTTAACAATCTTTTCTTTTCTCTCTTACTACATAAAAAATAAACATACCTAAATTGTCTACCTCTATAATGACTCCAATTATTTTCAATTAAAAACTCTTTAGTAGGTCTTCTACCTATATTTAAATTTTTCTTATCCTTTAAATAAGATTGAGCTGTTCTTGGATGTACTCTCTCACCAGTATCAGATAGATATAAATCTGTAGTTATAAACCCACCATATAAAAAGTTAGTTGCTTGATAAACATAACCTGGTTTTCCCAATATACCATCTGCCCAAGTATAAATCAATTTTATATCAGGTCTATTCTCCTTAACCCATTTAAACATTTTAGATAAAATTACTGATTCTGAATTTTTAGGTAATTCTTCTAACATACACATTTTACCTATCTCTAAATAGTCTTTAGATTTTAAAGAAGGGAATAAATTTTTAATTGTATTAAGTGGTTGAACTCCCCACCCAAGAGTAATAACCGCAACAAGTTTATTATCAATAAAACTTCCAAGAAAATGTTTAGTTAATCTCGGCATTATTTTTGAATAATGATTATTAAACACAACATCTAACGCACTTACTTCATCTATTTCAACAAAGTCTGATTCTTTTACATTTTCAATTGAATAAAATTCATGTTCACTATTACTCCCCATACAATTCTTTCCTGCGTTTTTCCTCAATTTCCTGCTGTCGTTTTTTTCTGTATCTATCACGTGCTACTTTACGTAATCTTTCCTGATTACGATAGTAATGTTCCATCTGCCATTTACGCTGGGCGTCTTGTTTCTCTTGTTCAGTCTTATATTTAACTTTTCTACCCATGACTCATTTTCGCATATCTATTTAATTGAGTAAAATTCTGATTTAACCAACTCTGTAAGTTTGGTAAAGAAGCGAAAAGTTTATCTTGTAAAAACATCTTTTCAAATTCCATTTTATTCAATTGTGTTATAGGTCTATCTATTCCTTCACGTATCCTCAATTTAGTGGAATTTGGTATATCAACATCATGTAACTGCATTAATCTTTTATTAAGATCTAATTGAGATTCACACATCGATATACTTTCAAAAATTTTCATTTCATCTTCCTTACCACGACATGATTGTACTATTTCTTCTATGGTTAAATCTTTATCTTTTTCTTGTATATGTGGAAATCTTTTTATGATAGTTTTTAAGCCCGCACCCTTAACTCCAGGTATATTATCAGATTTATCCCCTTCTAATATCCTATAAGTTAAAAAATTTCTTGAAGGAATACCATATTCTTCAAATATTTTATCTTCATCATAAATTTTCTTTTTAGTAGGAGAATAAATCTTAATTCTATCATTGACAAGTTGTAAAAAATCTTTATCAGTAGAACTAATGACAACATTTTTATCAAAAACTTGTTTAGATAAATAACCAATGGTATCATCCGCTTCAATATTATCTATTGATAAAATACTAAGTGGTAATGTTTCCAAATATTGAACAGTTCGCTGTAACTGTCGTAACATATTAGCTCGTTCTTCTTCTTTATCTGCAAAATCATATGCACGAACAAGTCTTTTATCTGTTTTACGACCTGCTTTATATTCAGGAAATAATTTACGGCGGCGGGTACTCCCACCCTTACCATCAAATACTATAATGGCTCGGGTGGGATTAAAAAGATGAATTACATAACCTATACTTTTTAGAAAACCAACTATTCCCCCAATATGAACACCGTCATCATTGAGAGTTGGTATAACACTAAATACTCGTATAAAAGTATTTAGGCCATCTATAATTAGTACTTTATCATTGAAGTGACCATCATCTAATTTACCGCCTTGTTTCTTTATCTGTTCAAGAATACTTACGTATCTATCATTCATCAAGGGACTCATCTGTAATCTCCACATCATCTATACCAAGAGCGGATTTGTCATATTTTAATATGACTTTATCACATATGAGATTATAAACATATTCCTTTAAATCATTTTCTTCCAAAATTTTGTTGAAATCTTTAGATTGAAATTTCTTTTCATCTGTAATCTCACCAGTTTCGAAATCAATGATAGGTAATGTATACCAAGCACCAGATTGTTTCACTATATCGTAATCCTTCATTACAGTCAGCCAACTACCTTCATCATCTATTCCTGTTTCAAAATAGAGTGGAAATTCAGCTTTCCTAAGAGGAGGCCCAAGTCTATTTTTAACAACTTGTGCTAAAATAGTCATACCAATAACATTCTTCTTACTATCTTTTATCTGACCTTTATTTTTAAGTCTGATTCGTGTTGAAGCATGAAATGGTAATGCCTTTCCGCCACTTGTTGTCCAAGGGTCTCCAAACATAACACCTAACTTTTGACGTAACTGGTTGGTAAAGACCAAAGCTATCCGTTGTCGTCCAATCATTTGAGTAATTTTTCTCATAGCTTTGGATATTATAATAGCTTTGGCCGTTGCCCAACCATCTTTATCAAAGTCAGCGTCTAACTCAACTTTGGTAGTTGCTGCTGCAAGAGAATCCACTAATATAGTAACTAATCTATCTTTTTCAGACTCGCGAACTTTTGTTACGATTTCTTCAATCGCTTCAAAGACATCCTCTACAGTTTCGACATGAAGATATAACATATTCTTCATATCTAAACCAATTACTTCCAAAAACTCATGAGAAACAGATGTTTCAGTATCAATATAAACTGCAAGTCCACCTTTTTTCTGAGTTTCTGCGAGAATATGAGCTCCAAGTAATGATTTACCACTACTCTCAAGTCCATTCAATTCTGTAATTCTACCCACCGCAATACCACCATTAGGTTTATTTGATATTGCTACATCCAACATAGTTGAACCAGTAGATACAAAATCTTTTATATCTGTGGGAGTCTGATCCGTGCCATCTAAGAAATAAGCTACTTTATAATCCTTGAACTTTTTATTCAAAGTACCTGCTAATACATCAGCAAGTTCATCTCTTACGCCCATTGTATTACTATTCTTTATTAAAGAGTTCATCAAAAGCTGAAGAAACATCACTTACAGTTTCGGTTGTATCCTTAACTGTATCTGAAGTAACCGATTTCTCTTTAGTTTCTTCCTTCTCCTCACTTCCACCTTCAAGCCAAGTATTCAAAACTTCCGTAAGTTCATCATAACTCAACTCTTGATAGATTTCAGTAAGTTCCTTCTGAGTATCTGCTACAGCTTCCAACACATTCTTATCATCAGAAATTGGTGATTGCATTGGTTTTACTCGTATTGCAGTTGAAGGGAAACTTGCTCCAGTTTCTTCTGCTGTTTTGAACTCAACCGTAACATCACGTCCACCTACTGGATCCGTAATATCACCATAGTCTGGGTCAGCAATTACAGAAAGTAATTCTTGATATACCAGCTTTCCAAATCCCCAAAACCTTACGCCTTGATTTTCTTCACCACGAACCAAAACGGGTGCATAAGTTCTCATTTTAGCTTCAAGTTTCTTACCAAGACGATAATCATCACGATTACCTGAAGATTTTAGTTTTTGAGCAAATTCTTCAATCGGGTCTGGACGACCAAATGAAATTGGTGAAAGATATGACTTTCCACCTAAATCATAATGAAAAAATAACTCAATAAAAGGATTGTCCTTATTAAATTTATAAGGTACAATTCTGATTTGTTGTTTGCCTGGTTGAGGTTTCCAAAGATTTGAAGTTCTTTGGGTTGTTGATTGTAACTGATTTAGTCGTTTTTTTACTAAACTTAAATCCATTAGATATCTCCTATTTTGTATTTGTTAATTAGTTAATTTGTATTCGTAAAGTGTCATTTGACCTTCAAGAATAAATATAACTCTGTTTCTGAAAAACAATTTTTTTTTCGATTTTTTATTAGAAGTTAAACGTTCCAATTTTCTTTGAATTTTCTATAACTTTTAAAGCGTGATTTAAATAAAATCTACCAGCTTTTGGTGAACCATTCTCTTTACCATCTGATTCTCCGAGTGGTTTAATCCATAAATATGCATCACAATTCTCAGATTCAGTTTTAAATGTTGGTAATTCACCAATTGCACAAACTTCAGGATTACACCAATCTCCAGTATAACCCATTCCATTTCGTGAAGTATCTATTATATATGATTTATTCGTTTGTTTTGAAATTTCATCACCATAAGTAATACATTGTTTAGTAGAAACAAAATTTGATACATTCAAACTAAATCCTTTAAATAACTTCTTATCAAATTCTGAAAGTAATTCTATTACTTCTTCAACATCTAACCAATATGGATGTCCAACATCTAAATATATTGACGCATTTTTATTATTTTTTAAAATTTCTAAGCTTTTTTTACAAAGGTCAAATCTCTTAACCTTATCATCGTATTTCATTTGATGTGTTTGTGGAAGAGCATCTGGTTCAAATATAACTATAGGATTACTATCTCCAATTCCTTTAGACACCTCTGTAATAAATTCTAAATATTTCGTATAAGTCTGTTCTCCCCCCTTAGAGAAATAACCTAAATCTCTACCTGGAATTGAATATAAGACCAAAACCGCTATATTTTCTTCTTTAGTCTCAATAAAAGTTTTAAATACTCTATTGAGTAATCGTCTTATTCTACCACTAACATTTTTAACTGTTTTATACGGTGAGGATCCATACCAAAATCCCATTGGCTGATTGTATAACTTTCCCAATTCTGGGTATTGTTTTGATAAATTTGCATGTCTATCAAAACTAGGTTTATATAACTTCACTTTATTTTATGATGAGCTCCAAGTTGAACAATTTATAATTTTATACAATTTAGTTTTTATAACAACTAACCCATCTTCATTGTAGAGTAAAACTGAATTTTTATAATTCTCCCAGGGTATGATAAATGTTTTATCTAAAACCCCATCATTTAATTCTCTTATGACATCATTGAGGGCGTTAATTGTATAGAGTGTATTGGTTTGTTTTTTTCTATGTAGAGAAATTGTATTAGGAATACCTTCCATAAAATTATCATCGTATTCTACATTGTAGGTACACATTAAATTATTAGGTGTCTCTACATCTTCAAAAGTATAAATTTTGTCATATAATATATCATTACAAGAAATAATGATATCAATTGATTCGTTTAACGTTGGTTTTTTAGTAAATGTACAGAGTAATTGAGTTTTCATTAATTGTGAACCTCTCTATGAGCGTCAGCTGCTTGATTTTCAAAATCTTTTGATAAATTCATTTCAAATTTTAAGCTACTACCATAATTTTTACCATCTTCTCTGACACCAATAGTAGCGATTATGATTTCTTGTTCACCTTCACCGGCAACATATTTGACTACGGGAGGTTTTTTACTTAAATCAACTTTTAAATTTTGTTTAACTTCGTCAAAGTTATCCGTGCCAAATAATTTTTTCATAGTTCTTTTATCCATAGAAATATCACCGACCATCATAACCTCTTTACCCTCAACAATGTCTCTCAATGGTAAACTCTCTTGTATGTTATTCAACATTTTTTCCTTAATTGGGTCAACTTCCATAGCTCTAACAATGTTATTAAGTATTTTTCCAGTAGCCTCTTGTATTTCTTTGATGACTTCATCACCACCATCAATAGATTTTAAGGCTTCAAGTAATAATTTATTTCTATCTCTCGCCAAACCTTTACCAGATAATAACGCTTCAATCCTACTCTCAAAATCATCTGACTTTGGGTCTAAACCTAATTTTTTTAGATTTGTTTTTAATTTACCGCTTTTAATCAATTCAATGAGTTTTTGTTTTTTATCAACTTGATTGAAGAAATCTAAATATTTTTGATTTTGTCTTTGTGTCCACTTAGCTTCATCAATGTCTTCAATTGAAATTTCTCCATCACCATCAACATCTTCTATACCAATATCTGCAGCATTTTCTTTGAACTCTTGTTTTTCTTCGTCAGTTAATTCCTTAGTTCCAAATGTTTTACTTGGCGAGGAATTAGTTAATCTGATGTTACCATCTTTTTTCAAAGATATTTGTATTATTTTTTCATTTCCATCTTTGTCTTTAACCTTAATATATGAGTCAGTTGATTTACCTTTTTTGTCTAATGGTAATCCAATAGCTTTTGCTTCTTCGTCAACATCCCACGCTGATGCTACTATTTCATAATCTTCACCCATCTCTGTTTTTAGGAAGTCATCGATTGCTTTATTATTTTTTATAGCAGCATCTAACCAACTAGATTGTACTAATACATTATTATTTTTATAAAAATTTTGTTTCCCTAATTTTCCTTTTTGAGCACTTTTTCTATTTGATGGTGTATCTAATCTGACACTTGGATATTTTTTTTGTAACTCTTTTAATTTTTCAACACTATCCACACTATCCAATTCATCTTGAGTTGGTGCATTTGGTGGTGAAGTTTGTTTTCTTATATGTTCTTCAATTGCTTTAAAGAACTCCTCTCTTTCTGGATTCTGAATAGATGAACCAATCATTGTCAATATTTCACCTGCTTGTGAACGAATTTCACCTGCTCCTCCTTCAGTTATGAAATGACTTAACTCTGAGATAGGTTTAATTACTTTTCCTTGTGAGTCTGTTTGGATGTTGGTATTTAACATTCTTTCTAAAACTTTCAAATATTTTTTAGGAACTTTATTTATATCGATACCCAATTCATTCAATTTTTCTTCTAAATTAATTTTATCTTCGACACTATGTTGTTTATTTTTTTCGTTAAAATCGTCATCTGTTGGTTCACCTAACGGCTCTGTAAATACTTCCTGTTCTAAAGGATTAGCAGCATCTTGTGGTTTTTCATCATCAGTAGGTCTTGCATAATCTGGATCTATGTCTTTATTACTATCAGAATCCCTATCAAAATCACCAGGGCCCGCTACCTTATCTCCTTCAACATCCTTTGACTTCCCATCTCCTTTTAATTTATCTGCCGCGTCACGTGCAGGAGTTCCTTTAGGTCGAGTAGAAGCACTCTTATAAGTGGTAGTTTTCTTTACAGTTTTTCCATCTTTAGTTTTTATCTGATAAGTAACTGGTGTCTCGGGGTCAATCTTAGCTTCCATCAAATAAGCTACTTCTTCCCAAGTAAACCCATGTTGTTCTAAAACATTTTCAAGTTTTAATCTATGACTATAATTTTTTAAATCTGGTATTTTGGGATGTACTGACTTTACCCAATTCTCAAATATTAAATTTAATATATTTTTTAGTTTAATCAACAAACTTCTCCGTTATATCTTCCATCTCATGATAATTTTTACCATGTGAAACCGTAGTAGGATAATTATTTTTTTCCATTTCTTTCTTTATCATTCTTAACAAGCTTAAACCATCCTTTAAATTAAAATCAATTAAAAAAGCATCATAGTTATATAACGCTAATTTACTTTTATACTCAGAAATCTTCGGTAACAAATTACGCATTATTTCTATATTTCTTTCCGTTTCTAAATTTTGAATGAAATAATTAAATAATTTAGTTTTATTCATTTCATCATCAAAATTACGAGCGAATATCTTCTTTCTATAAATATAAGATTCTATATATTTATTCTTTTTATACGACTTCCACAAGTTATCAATAAAATCTTGTACTTTACCAAAAAATGGATTCATTTGTACTACTTCTATTGGAATATGTCCATATAAATACTGGAATGATCTTCTTTTAGATTCTTGATAATCACAATCATAAAATTTAGACATATGTTCGTGAACTGAACTTTCTGGGAATTTATAATTTACCACTTCACCTATCAATCTCAAATGATACGCATCATAATCAAATTCAACTAACATGCCTTCATTTTTAAATCTACTCACATAAGATTTTCTACTCTCATCTTTTTTATTCAACGCCGCAAAGTTAATACCACCAAATCTATTAGATGGACGACCTGTAGATGTATACAAATTATATTGACTATAAACTTTTTCATCATTCTTTTGTAATCCACAAGATTCTACATTAGAAAATAAATTAAATGCATCATCATACTCTTTAATATAATACTTTTCAGAAAATTCTACGTCAAGAAACTTTTTAATTGTTTCATATTGTTTCAATATAGGTATAATGGTATTTATATTTTTAGGTTTATGAAATAAATTTTCCCACATCCATGATTTATCATTTTCTATATCTATAGATTTATTAGTTTCCAAATAATAAAGAAAATTTATATCCACCATTCCACCAAAATCAATAGAATGTAAAACTTCTTTTTTATTAAATACAAATTTAGTAGTATCAGATTTTAAATCTTCTAATAAACTTGTATCTAATTCTATAGTTTCCGAATGATTAAACGGTAATATATAATCATCATCTAACCTAATGGTTAAAAACGCTATTTCATTTTCTTTTGGATGTAATTTACTATCTGTAAAAGTACAATGTATTATTGGTGTCCAATTATAATCATTGTATTTATGTATAAATGAATCAAATTCTTTTTTCGACTCTATTATTCTCACTATAACCATTCATTAATTTACCTTTGTAATCTTTTCATACCAAGGACTAAACCATTCCAATACATCTCCCTGACTTCCATATACTTTTAATAAATCTCTTTTCTTATATAATATATCCTCAGATAACCTTTCTTTACCCTTATCAAATTGCCATAATAATTCTGGTCGTAAATGGTTTAATATATCGTGTAAAGCTCTATGTCTTGGATGTCCGTATTCACCTTGTTTATTATGTGTTACTATTTTTTTATAATCTCTTTCTCTCAATACTCTTAATAATTCATAGATAAGTTTTTCTCTATGGTAATCCTCTCCACCCTTATATCCTGTCCAATGTTCGTAATCCTCTATACCTATATATTTCATAGACTCTCTAAATTCTTCTCGTCTGACTTCATTATGATACTCATCTATTACCACTACCTTATACTCGTTGGGATGTGATAATAATTCAGCTCCACCAAATAGTGCTTCATCATCAGGGTGTGATACAATCATTATCTTGTCAATCACAATAAAATACCGTGCAATTTGGATGTTCTTGTAAAAATGAGGCTGGTACTTCAGGAGTTATATCTCCATTAATTGCCCTATCTAAAATTTCTTTCTTATGACTACCTTGTGCTACTAAATAAATTCTTTTAGCTTTCAGTATGGTTTCTATTCCCATTGTTATTGCTTGTGTAGGAACTTCATCTATAGAATCAAAAAATCTACTATTATCCTTAATTGTATTCTCTGTTAAATCAACCACATGAGTTTTTGATTCTCTTCGCGTTCCTGGTTCATTAAATGCAATATGACCATTAGTTCCAATACCTAATATCTGAATATCTATACCACCATAGGCTTCTATTAAATCATCATATAAATCTACTCCATTTAAACTTGGAAAAAATCGTTTTTTAAATGTTAAATTACCAAATAGGTGTTCATACATAAAATGATTGTATGATTGTGGATGCCAACCATTCAATCCAACATATTCATCAAGATTAAAAGTAACCGTTTCAGAAAAGTTTGTATTTCTCATCTTTGATAATTCTTTATAGATTCCAATAGGTGTTGAACCTGTAGCTAATCCTAAAACTGGATTTTGATGTCTTTTTACCAAATCTCGTATATTTGATGCTATTAAATGACAAACTTTTTGATATGGGTTATTTTTAATCCTCATTCAAATAAACTTCACTCCACAATTTAGTGGTTTCTGGAAAAATTTCCAACATAATTTCTTTTAATACTTTTGCGTATTGTTGTATTTCCCATTGAGCGGTAGGTTCATCTCTAAGTTCTATAAAGTTCATAATAGCTTGAAATGATGCCGTCCAATAAACTTCTGTATATTGTGATAATGGTAATACAATTCTTGCTTGTTCTTTAGCCATACCAGCATTTACCATTGATTCATATGCCATTTCAACATTATTCATAAATGTTTTATAAATCATACTCATTCGTTTTTGTTGTAAATCATCTAACTCACCTTCAGAAGCTTGTTTATTATCTTCTGATTGTTTTCTCCAAACTTCTGGATAATAATACTCTTTTACTGGAACATACCGACCACTAATTTCGTTCCATGGTGTATCTTTAGTTGGATAGTTTGAAGTTGCTTCAATTCCCACCAAATGGCGAAATAATTGTCTCATCACAAATTCAGGAGCTTTAATATTAAGTTGTGTTTGTAAATGCCTAAATGGACTAAAATGTTTATTTTTTACTAAATATCTAACTAATTTCGCATCCTTTTCGTCCCACACTTCCTTCCTTTTACCAAACGATACTCGAGCAGAATTAACTACTGTTAAATCATTTCCCATAACACCTTCTACTCTAATATGCCCCTTATCTAATATTTTTATTTCTTTACCTTTATAACTTTCCATTGTTTATATTCTCCATGTTTTAATAGTGGTTCTGACCAAACTTTCCCTTTTAAGTATTCACAGATTGACTTTCTACCATAAAATTCTTTAACTACACCTACGGGTGATGTTAAAATAAAAGTTCTTGTCGTTGATTTTATTTTTTTTTCTATTTGTGTTTTTGTTTGTTTTTTTCCACTAACTCGCAGTGAAAATTTTTCTTTAAATCCAGTAGAATTCCACATCTGTTTAGATTTTTCTCCAATTTTTTTCTTAGTTTCGTCAGTATGTGAATGTCCCCATTTTTTATACTTGCTTCTGTCGGTCTTCTTCCAATATTTTTGTACAGATTCTCTAATTTTCTGTTTATGTTCTTCTGTTTTTTTACGTCCTGTGTGAGCTTTACTATAGTTTTTTCGTATTTGTTCTTTATGTGGATTATTGGTAAATAAATCTCCACCAGTTCCCCCTATATGAATATTATATCTTGGATTTAATTTTTCTATCCACTTAATTTCAGCCTTATCTACTTCATCCTTTGTGTTACATTCTTCTAAAATTACACAATCAAAATTTTTTCTACCATATTTTTTGATTGCTTGAGTTAATATTTTCCCACTACCTATATAACGCATACCACTAACAGTTCTCATATTATTAGTATTTTTATGCTGACCTATATACAACTTACCATTTATTTTATTTATAGTTTTATACACTACAAACATACAACTTCTCCTATATTTATCTAATAATAAATATCACAAAAGTAAACTTTACATTTAACTATCTACAATATCTTTTCGTTGTCCAAATGAAACACGAGCAGCATTTACTGGTGTTAAATCATCACCAAGTGAATCTACAACTTCAATATAACCTTTGTCTAAAACCTTTATTTTCATTTAACCTCAACTAAATCATTCGGCATCACAAACCATATTTTACCAACTTGATCTTTAACGCGAATTTTTTTATTTGATTCTTTTATAACATTTTCTTGGGCAAAAACTACCTCATCTTTATATAGTGTTCCATTTATTGAAAATACATTTTTTTTTGCTTTATATTTAAAACCTTTATCCATTATACTAATCTACAGGGTTTTTTATTAAAAGTTCTGAATTCATTACCCACATCGTTAGTACATTATAAGGCATAAAACTGTCAAACCACGCATCATATTTTGGATCTACATATTTAACCTCTTTAACTAAAGCTTCCAATTCACCCAATTGTTTCTTTGCACCTGCTAATCCTTTCCCTTTTGTTAAACCTAACTCATTTTCTAATAAATACATCCATGGTGCGTATTGACCATCATCTACCGCGGATTTCCATGCTATCCAAGTAAAACCTTCTGGTGGTTTATGTCCATTACCATCCTCAGCTTTTTTACCGAACATAGTATTATACCAATTCCAAGTGCTTGATACAGATAGTATCTCAGCCGGATCCGTAGAAAAATACAGGTTGTATGTATCATAGTCTGATTGATTGTTCTTTATTATTTTAGGCAAAGTAGTTCTTAGTGTTAATCCATCTCTCTTTAAGTCTTCATGTCTGTTATCTTCAAACCAAGTATCCGCTACAACTCTATTATAGAAAAACTTTTTAGCATCTTTTTGTTCATTCAATTGTACACCTTCCCCCGCCATCCAATTTCCAACATACATTAACTGCATTTGGAAATAAAAAAGTATATGCATAGGATTTGAAAACTCAAATTTTTCAACTTCTTTTTTACTAGGATTCCAAATTTTCTTTGCAGGAATTATCATTTTATTCTTAGGATCTGCAAAATGTTCAAAAACTTTAGAAAAATCAGCCAAAACTGCATTACCACCCTTGACAGAACTATAATCCACAAATCGCATAAGATTCTTGAGCTCACCAAAAATTGTATCCACTGCACCAGCTCCCGTATCCATATTATAATTAATTCCTGCTATATGAGAATACGCGGCGGAAACAAAATCAGCCCTCATATTAAAAAAATTAAGATATTTATGTATTCCTTCAGTCATTGGTAATAAAGTTGGAGTAATTGTATATGGATATTGACTTTCTGGTTTTAATACTTTTCTTTTAGGAAACGCTTTTGGATTCATTCTCGGCATTCCCTTTATAGTAGTACTCCAAGTATCTGGAGTAAGGTCTTGAGTTATTTCTATCGCTTGATACAAAACTGGATATTCACCATTAGCTTGTTTTTGAAATCCTTTAGGTAAATACTTAGTTATAAAAGCATCACCTGGAAAAATACCACCAGTACCATCTATTGTTAGAGATAAATCCATCAATCCATTATATAGAGAAAACCTATTTGGAACTGATTCCATTGGGTCATAATTTATTCTATATAACATCTCATTTTTAAAGTTTACAGGAAGATTTTTCATCCTTCCAGTTATCGCGTTATATTTATTCTCCGCCCATGCGGCATCTGTAGTATTTAAATCTACTTCTAATCTATATACAGAACCAGACGAAGCTGGTAATGGTATAATACTCGTAGCGGCAGGTGAAGTAGTTGAATCATATTTTGAACTATTTAGTAAAGATTTATTAAAAGAATCTAAAAACATATTTTGTGTATTTTCAAATTTAATCTCTTCAGTTTCATTAACACCATCCCCCGCATACTTACCAAATGCAGTACTTTTTTCTAATATTGGTACTACATTCTGATTCTTTTTATTAAGATTCATTATTCTCTGATAATTCTCAAATCCATCAAGTTTAAGAAATTTAGTTAATTTCTGTGCTTCTAATCCACCTCTTGATGGGTCATATTCACTTATTTTATTTCCAGGTTGATTTCCCCCATATAACGCTGTAACTGCCATTGAATTTGGTATAGATACTTTTAAATCTTGATTTTTAACCATAGACCCTGGTTCAAACGCAGGAAACTCATATACTTTATTCAAATTACCCTTTTCTTCATTTACAGATTGACGGTCTTGTTTGTTAAACATAGATGGATCTTGAACTAAATTTTTATCTATAATTCCTAATCTATTTGGATGAAAAATATCAGATGCAACTTCGAATGAATTTGAATTTCCAAAATTATCAGTCATAAGTTTAAAAATATTATCTAAACCTTCACGTAAATTACTAACTCCTGCAAAAGCTCCCTGTAATGCTTTTGCGTTAAAAAATAAATTTCTTATATATCCACTTTCTTTATCAGTATTAGCTGAAGCTTCAACCTCTACCTTCGCTATACGAGACTCACTATTTCCTTCCTCAGTTGTACCTGAATTAATCTTAGAATCAATATAACGACCTAAATTAGCAAACATATTAAATCTTAATTCATTACCTACATCAGTAACTTCCAAAGGGTCACACAATCGTAATCCAGGAATTTTATCTGGAATTATTACAGAAGTCACATCTGTAGTTAACAAACTATCGGGCATTAAAAATTTACTACTTTCAAACTCACCTTTATCTGAAATACGACTTGTTTCATCTAATTTAGGCTCTACTGAATGAAAATATACTGTTAAACTATCTGTATCTCCTACATAACCTGTAAACCTTGTCAATATATTATCCTCAAACCAACCCCATCTTACCCAAACTTGTGGTTCTGCGTCTACATAATCTAAAAAAGTTTTATTGTCTGAAAACATCAAGGCCATTAAGGAACCTGGAGCTAAATTTTCTTTAGTTTTTTCCCACCAAGTTTCTTCACTTTTTTCTCTCGTTACTTTACCTTCCTCTGATACTTCAGTTGCTACACCTCTTACTTGTGAAGAAAATTTTTGATAATTAGCGGCTTTAAAATTATTTTTGAAAAAACCATATGTTCCAGTTGAATATTTCCAATCCATCGCTGAAAAGATTTGGATAACATTATTTTCACTATATTCCTCAAAAACTGTTGGATAAATCATATGGTCAAGTTTCAACTTACCACTATTTTGTTCTTTCCATTCCGCTACATCACCCTCTTTATCATACATAGTATAACTTGGTTTATCTTCTGTAGATTGTTGTCCCACTAAGGAATAAAATAATGTTTCTGGTAAATTCTTTATAACATCATAAAAATTTTCTGCAGGTACATCTACGGTTTTACCCTCTTCTGGTAATTCTATTGTAAGTGTCTCAGGTTTACCCATAGTTGATTTTGGAAGAGCTGCATCAATTATACTTACTCCAGTTGTCGAAATTTCTACGGTTGCATTAAAACCACCATCTTCTCTTAATGTATAATCAAAATTGGAAATTGTTCCTACTGCAAAATCATAATCGCCCTCACCACTTAATACTTGATTTTCATATTCCTTAGCTAAATTAGTCTTATTTAATAGATACATTTCAGGATCATTCTGTAATCCACTTAATCCAAGATTTTTATAAGTTTGAATAATTTTATCACCAAGTGTAGGATTCAGATTTTTTGTAGACCATCCAAATTCTACAAGTACCTCCGAACCTACTCTAAAAAAATGTGGTGAAAGTCTTTCTAAATCATCTAAAGAAAAAACCGTAAATTCTACTCTAACTTTTCTTAAAGATTTTACATTACCAGCGTATGACGAATTAATAGACCTTATACCTGATGGTGGTTTATAAAATAATGTTCTATCATCAGTACCCGCATATGTTTCATCAAAACCTGACCGCATCAATGGTTCATTTGCCCCTGGTTGTGTATGTGCTATAGAATCAACCTCTCCACCTGAACCAATAATTGCTATTTGTCCTTTTTCCCATTCAACTGGTGGTTCTTCTTCAGTATTTTCAGATTTAGGTGGAGTCGGTGCGACTACGTTTAGACTAATCATTTGTGCCCAAGTAGTTCTCGTATAAAGTTCATTTAATAACTCAGTACTATCCCCTATAGGCGTATTAGATGCGTTAGGTTTTTCTTTTCGTAATAACCTTGATTTTTCATTTAATTTGTCCTGTATCTCTGGAGCTATTGGACGAAGATTAAAATTAGACATATTAAAATAGGTTGTTTATTTTTTCTAATTCAGTTATAACTCTACCAGGAGTACTTGGTACTCTAATCTGTTTCTCTGTATTAAGATAGATAGAACCATCATGTATATTATTAGCTTGTGCTATTATCCACCAATAACTTGGGTCTTTATAGAATCTATGTGCAATATGTTCACATCTTTCCATCGCTTTTGGATATATAAAAATATCATCATCTTCTAATGGAATTTTTGGATAAATTGTTGGTTTATGTACAGATTTACCCTTTACATTATTTTTTACTTTTGTGAACTTATATCTTGAAATTTTTTTAGCCATTATCCTACGTCTCCATCAAATTACCATCACTTGCTTGTGAAGTTATATCATCATACTCAAATGTTCTCGGTGAATCCCAAAAGTCCATTGGAGTTGTTGGGTTTGAACCTTTTTCCCAAATTTTACCATTATCAATACCTAAATGTTTTCCATACTTATTCGCGTGTACATCTCCGATATATCTAAAACCTACCGTAGTGGTTATATATTTTGGAAACTGCATACCTTTAGATGTCTCCCAAGTCGAATTATCTTCAACTTGATATGAAAATGATTCTAAAAATCCAGGTTGTTTTTTAAACAAATCACCTATAGTTAGTTCAATAAAAGGCCCAATCATTCTTTGATTATTTGCTTCATATTCTGGATAGGTTAGTCCAATCATATAATTTAATTTTTCCATCATAACTGGTAATTCTTGTTCAGTTTTAGGATATAGTGCAAAACTAAAGTTTACAAGTCTATTATTTCCCTTATATATCCAAACATTTTCAGCTCTTCCAATAAATTTTTCAGAATTCCATTCTGGAGCTAAACTGTCTGATACCCCTGTTAATATCGCCCTAAAAATTAAATACTTATTAGCGACTAAATCTTTTATTCTAAAATTAACTAAATCTTCAGGTATTTTTTCTTCATCTATAACTTCTCCATACGGATACAGATTAACTCTATCACCCAAAGTATCCTTAACTAACTTATGAGGATAAACTTGCCGTCTTGTCATCTGAGAATTATGAGTTTCACTTGTTAGTTTTACTCGATTACCTTGATCACCGATTCCTTTTATTCTCTTTTCATCCGCTTCAAAAACTGTATCTTTAGGGTCTGTAGGACTAAGAGTTGAATCATATTGTGGATCACTTACCTCAGGTTTATAATAAGCCTTTTCAGGTATTCTATCTTGATAATCAGTAGAGACAGTATTTACTTTTCTATCTTTAGTATTTCTTAAATTATAACCGTCTAATCGTGACGCATAGTGAGTTAATTTTGCTTTATGTCCAAGTGCCTTATCAGAATCTACATAACGAGTAGGTGGTGGCCCAACAATTATACGTGTTCCTAAAAATCCATTAATAGTTCCCTCTACATAATTGGTTACTGCAGCTGTAACTTGTCCTACTGGGTCACCTAATGCCGTATTTAATCTACCAAATAAAGTCTCTTGTTCTTGTGCTTGAATCTCGACTGATGTACCTTTAAATGATTCATTAGTCCATTGATATAATTTATTACTCGTACCTCTTCTACCTTCAAATGAAAAATCTCTATAACCCTCAAACCTTTCATATAAACCACCAGTTGTATCATCACCCTTGATAAAAGAAGCAATTTTATTTACTGCAAGTCCTGCTGGAACAAAACGAGGTAGTTTAGCTATACGAGTAGCTCCAATTACTGCATATAAGGGATTTATAATTCGTGTTTCAGGTCGTGGACTAAGTAATTGTAACGCGGCTTGTTTTCCTAATGAAAGTAAACCTTCAGAAGATGTATTAAATTTATTCAACCTAATTACATCCGTCTTAATTCGATTTAACGCCCCTTCAACTCCACCTCTAATAAACTCTAAAGTAAATCCTCTATTAGATTTTCTATTTTCTCCCATATAACGAAGGTCTGCTCCACTATCCATTAAATCTTTTAATACAATGGGATGGACTCCTGAAGTACTAGATTCTAATCTGATTTGTGAAGGTGTTCTAAATGTATAAAAATTATCAAATTTAAACTTTTCTTCCCCTACATCTGGAGTTAAAAACTTTCTTTCTAATTCAGACTTAGTAATATCGTCTGAATCAGTTATGAATCTTACAGTCTTTACATCAAAATATTTTTCTTTTTTAAGATTCTTTACCGAAGGTGATTTATCAGGTTTTATTGACCGATACTGCTTAAGATTTGGTATTTTAAAATTTCGTAATCCCATTAGTCTAACTTCGCACTCATATTATTTACTGCTTTTACAGTATTATCTCCCGCAATCCCAATAGCGTCTACTTGGGCTTTGACTCCTTCACTAACGGCTGCTCCTGTCGCCGCTGCTCCTGCGGTTAATGTATTTGCATTCGCCGTTGTCAATCTCGCCAATTCTGCTGTAGATAATCCAACCGCTTCAGCTAATTTATTTCTTTGTATAACATTCATTCTATTGAATTCAGCTTCTCCACCAACTTGGTTCTTAACCTCTCTCAATACTCCTTCTAAATCACCACTTAGAGCTAATTGTCTTGCTCTATCAAGATTTAATTCTCTACCAATCAATACAGAGGCTTCCATCTGTTTATTGATTGAACCTTCAATATCTAATAGACCTTCAGCAACTTTCTCTACTACGGATAAATTAAGACCTAACTGTTTAGCAGATACCGCTGCAGCCATAACATTCTTACCACCATCCGCTGAGAATTTCGCAAATGCTTCTGTACTACTCGCGATATCATCAAATAAATCTGCAGGAGCTACTCCTCTTTGTCTTGCTAACTGAGCTGTCTGCATTTGCATATTTAATAATTGTGAATTAGTCGCTCCACTAACTGCTTTTTGAATACGAAGGATTTTTGCGGCATTTTCTTCTGTGATTGCGTATTGTAAACTCATCCGCTTCATCTGAATTGCAGTTCCTGTGGTAATCTCATTAATATTACCAAACTCTTTACTTATCGCAGTTACTGCCTTTTCATTAACTGCAAGAGCTCCACCTAATTTAACGGTTTGAGCATAGGAAAGACCAGTCTTATTGGCGAAATCAAAAATTCCCTTCGCCATTTTAGCTATTAGACCTACTCCTATAAGTAAAACACCTGCTATAGCTCCCATTGCTATTTTTCCTGCCATTCCAGCTGTTTTAAACGCATTAGCTACATTGAAAATTCCTTTTTTCATTTTTCCCATATTCTTATTCACATTAAATCTCATATCTAACTTACCACCCTTAGTTCGTTTCTGATCCATAAGACCAGTAAATCCACTTCCAATCCTATTCGATATACTATCTGACACTTCTTTTATTTTTTTATCCGCAAGTTCTGATAATGCCTTTCCAAATATAGGAACTTTACCAATCATACCTGTTAAACTCTTTGCCGATTCTTCAAAATTTTCTGCCATATTTTTAGAAAAAATATCTGCGTTTTCTAAATTCTCAGCACCTTTTTGCATCTCTATTAAAGACTCTTCTATTTGTTTAAATTTATCGGCGGGAAGTACTGCTTTTAATCTCTGTAAACCTTGTATTTGTTTAGTGAAATCTTGTTTCATAAAATCACTTGAACCAACTTTTTCAATATTCTCTAAAAAATCAGCTGATAGGTCTGCACCTGTTTCTAAAAACTTAGTAACCTTTTTACCTGAAGCAGATGTATCACCCAAACTATCAGATAAATTTTTAGATAAAATACCTAAATTTTTAGCGTAGTCAGTTTGTTTCGCGTACTCTTGTGTTATTTGTTGCGCTCTTTTTAATGAGACATTATCAGCCATAATATGTATTCTTCTCCACTATACTATATAACCGTTTAATTTAAGTAAAAAAACTTAATTTATTTTATACCTAATGTTGCAAGATATTTTTTAAGTTCTGGATCATCATCTATCAATTTATCCATCTTCTTAGAATTTCTTTCAGCGTCTTTCTTTATCTTATTTGATAACTTTTTAAATTCAGGATTTTTTTCAGCTCGTTTAATAGCTTTATTAGATCCTGGTTTTAAAATAAGATTAATAAGTGTTCCCAAAAATTCATTGAGAAGATGTTCATTTTTGATTTTAATTTTAGACATAAAAATTCCAGTTTTAAATAAATATCAGATTATCTACTTTTTGAGATATTGTGACGAGCCTTCTCAAACTCTTTAGCTTCGTCCTCATAAGCTCTAACTAACCGTTTTAAATACCAACGGCGAAGATAAACTGGTAAATTGTAGGCTTGGGAGAATGTAAATCCCCCTTTTGAATGAAATATTAATTGAAATATTTGTTCATGTATATCTGCTCTATATTCACGAGGTAGGCCAAAAAAACTCGGCAGTTATAGGTACTGCCGCTTTTATCTCCTTTCCGTACTTGTCTGTGAATTCCAAATCCATATTTAAATCTGGAGTAACTGATACAATGTAACCTCTAAGAGCTAAACTATCAAGAGCAAATAGTTCCTTATCAACAAAATTATTTATAGTAGGTCGATCACGATTACCATCAACCTCTCTAATTTGATTTTTTAATCTTGTGGTAAGAGTTTTATCTATATCACCTGAAACTTTTTGTAAAGATTTAACTTGTGTATCTACTTCATCCATTTGTCCAGAAGTCATTACTCTAAATTTAACTACTCGTTCTGTTTGCGGTAATTTAAACTCTATCTCTCCATTTTTATCCATAACAATAGAATCAAAATCAATATCTGTATTTTCAATCTTAGTTAAATCTACTTCAAATTCTTCCATTTCATTTTCAGAATTCAGAGCTTCAAATTTATACTGTTTACCATATGCTAAAATTCTTGCTGATATCAATATTGCATTTTTATCACCAAGTAGCATATCTTGTAACTTTATTTTTTTATCAACAATTAATTCTTTGAGTAAGTAATCTACTACGATTCCTTTTCTAATTAATGTCTCTGATGTTAAAATATCTTCTTCCTTGGCGGTCATATATTTTATTTCCACTTGTCCTGATGATAGTGGATTGTCTTTTGCGTAGAATTTTCCCTTCGAAGGCAAATCAATCACTTCGGTAGGAAACTTTACTGTTTCGGGCATATTAATCTCCTAATGAAAATATGTTATAACTACAATATTAAATATAACTAACTTTATACTAATTAAAATTTATTTTTTTGAGGGTGCAAATTTCTCTTTAATTGGTTTAAGTAACATATCAAATAAGATATCATCATATTTAGTAGGCGTCATTTTTACGATTTTTTCCAAAGCGTAAATAACTACTAAACAATATTCCCAATTAGCTGCTATCCATTCACTCATTATTATTCTCCGTTTTCGTTTTCGTTAGAATTGTAAAATTGCGTAATCATAACGCAATGTTAGTTCGATGTCTGCTGGATCTGTTCCATTTGCATAATCTAAGTCATTAAAGTTTGCGTCCTGAATAAATGTTCCCTTTAATGTCCATTCTTCAACGACATCCCCAACAGGGCCTAACAAATTAAAAGTTATATCTTTTTTATAAAAATCTGTATAACCATCACGACCTGTTACTGACTCGTGTGATAATCTAACCCATTCCATCACAGACTGTGCCGCAGATGGTACTATTGGGTCATATAAAGTAATAGCCAAAGGTTGCCATTCACCTTTACCCTTCACATACCGTTTTACATTTATATGGTCAAGTACAATTTCCTCAAAAGTAATCTGAGGTCTCGCGCCTGTTTTAACAAGATACGCGGGAATACCCTCTATGTACATAATAAACCGATTTTTCGTTTTCGGTTCAAACGGGGTAAACATTATTTCATTAGCATCGATTAACTCGGGCATCTTTTATCTCCTAAAAGTCAAAATATCGTATTTCATATATAAATATAAAGAAGGGAGAAAAATGTAAAAAAATCACCATACTCTTTACACTAATATTTGAAGTTTTTTTGAAGTTTTTATAAAAACAAAAAACCCCAGTAAAAACTGGGGCCTTTTGACTCATATTTGAGGTATTTTATTACTCTGGAAACGCTGCTCCAGTTGGTAACACTACAAAGTCCAATACTATAAACTCTGCGGTTCTTGTAGGTTGAATAAATATCTGTCCTACAAGACGATTTCTATCAATCACATCAGGTGTATTAACTGAATCATCCATAACAACTCTAAACGCGTTCAACCCACTATTAGCTTGTACGGTTTCAAGATATGGATTAACTGTATTTAAGAAACGATTTCTTGTTGCAGTTGTATTCTGTTCAAACACCAAGAATCGAGAAGTAGACGCGATGAATTTCTTCAAATTAATCAACAATCTACGAACATTAATCCTATCAAGTGCTGATGGTTTAGACTGAAGTGTTTTCTGTCCAAATACCGTTACACCTTGACCTGGGAATGTTGCGATTGGATTAACTCTATCTTCATACAATCTATCTCTTTCTGCATGTGTTAATCTTGTTTTTGCTTCTACTACTGAAGTTAAACCACCACGATTCAAACCTGCTGGTGCGAACCATTCTTGTCCAACTCTATCATTAAATGCAAATACTCCACCTAATACTACTGAAGGTGGCACCCACATTGGTCTATTAGTAGATGAATCTATAATTTTCACCCAAGGATAATAAACACCCGCGTAATTTGTATCTAATGAATTTATACCATTTACTGCATTCGCGATGGAATCTGACCATGCAAATCCGTCCATGATATAAAAAGTATCTGCTCGAGCTTCTGTTTTAGTTATTGCGTGATTCGTTACTGCATTATGCATATTTGAACCAGCTGAACTATGACAGACTCCAGGAATTACAAGTAAATTGATATCAAATTCATCTGGATTACTTACTGCGTTAATAGCTCGTTTAAAAGCTTTTGAACCAGTTGCGTTGGATGTACCACAATCAAATCCTTGTGTATTTGTTGAGCTAATATCATTTCCAGTAGCTGCTGTTGTTCGTGGATCTCCACCATCAAATCCCCATTGGAAAGGTATTGCAAACTTACGTTGTGCAATATCTGATAAAGCTAATGTTACAAATTCACTATTATCTGAAAATGTATCAACATTTAAAGCTGTTCCTGTATTCGCGTGTCCATAAACATTGTTTAATGAAAACACTACATTATCTCCATTACCAGAACTTGCCCATAATGGTGATAAATAAGCTTGTGAATCTTTTCTATCAAAATCAAATCCATAAAACACATTAGAATCATAATCACCAAGACTATTAACCTGCTGTGTTACAATGGAAGCTGTTGGTATATTGTTACCTGGAACTGGATTATTTACTTTCTTATATCCATAAGGTACTACAGTAACAGGATGCTTTTCTAAATTAGCATAATCACCTACACGAATGTAAGATGAATTATTTGGATAATCACCATGATAGGTCAATTTACCATTTGCATCAATTACTACGTGTCTATCACCTATTCTCTTTGCAAAATAATTAGATGACGCTAAATCAAAATTACAATTATCAAATTGTTCTAAAAGTTGATTGTTATCTGCATTACCAGGATTATGTCTCCTAACTTGTACACTAAATTCACCATAATCACTACCTGCGATTGAACCCGCTGCTTTAATATTCAAAATACAGACTTTTGTTTTTGTATTTGCTCCTGTACCATGACTTAGTGTATAGAAACGGAAAAGTTCCTTTTCTGCACTTGTAGCTGTAGCTCCTTGGTCTATAATATAAGGTGTACGAGCTGTTGAGTAATCTGCATTACCACCCCAACTTGCCGCTACACCAACACTATTGAATTGTGAAGTATAAGCTGCGTTTGAACCACCTTGAAAATCTAATCCAGCAGATGAAGATGCACTTCCAGTTACAGTTAATATTCCCCAGTTACCTGAGACTGCGTGTGCAGTATTTTTAAACTGTTTATATAGATAAACATAATCTGTTGAACTTTCGGGGTCACTTGAAATTACCTTATCAAGATAAAGAGCGGATCCTGTATCCAAAGAAGCTGAAATAGACTGTAAAAGTCCATTAGAGCCACTAACTCTAATGCAAAATGAACTACTCGCATTAGCCCATCCTACTGCTGTACCAGATATATCTGATGTTTTTCCTAACGATGTATTACTAAGAGTAAAAAGTGTTCTAAATCCATGTGTACTACCTGAAGATTGTATATGAACTGAATCAGCTGTGTAGCCTCCAGTATTCATTACTCTAACGATAGTACAAGTTGAAGCAGAACCAAGATACTCTTGGACAGCGTAAGGAAGATAATAATTTTTCGTTAATCCACCAAATTTTTCTTCAAATTCTTGAAAATTTTGAACAACGGTTGGTACAAATGCTGGGCCCTCTTGGGTAGCACCTATCATACCTGCACCGATGTTAGAAATTCCTTGGGGGAGAAACGAAAGATCGGTTTCCTGGGTAAAAACTCCAGGACTTACTATTCTTTCGGCCATTAAATTTCTCCTAATCGATTATTAATATATTGTATGTATACAAAACACACCAAAATTGGTTATATATAAATATAAAACAAAAAGTTGTAAAGTTAGTCTGAAGGTGTAAAAACACCAGTATTTACATCTAAATTACCATTTCCATACTTTTCTGTAAGTCTTTGAACCATTTCGTTCTCAGTTGTACGAAGTTCTTGATGTTCTTGTATAAGACCTTCCTTTTTTTCTTTTAATTCCTCTAAAGCTGTATCAAGTTGTTCTACTTGTAAAGCTGTTTGACCCATACGTAAAATTACATCAGTATATTTTCCTTGTAGGTCTTTTACTTCATCAAGTTCTGATTGCTCTAAAGTGACTTCTTTATTCGGCATATTTATAACTCCTTAATGTTATTTTCAATAAATAAATATCTGTTAAATTTTGAAAAACTCTAATTTTTTACCTTTTTTAAATCATCAATTTCTGATTTAAGTTCTTTGATAGATTCTATCAAAATTGGTACTAATTTATTATAGTCTACAGATTTAAATGTTTCTCTACCGTGTAATCCATCATGTTCTTTCACAATTTCAGGAATAACTGCTTCAACTTCTTGTGCTAAAACACCAACATCGTGTCCCATATCTTTTCGTTTCCAATCATATTCTACACCACGAAGTTTCACAATTTCATTTAAACCATATTTCATATCTGTAATGTTCTCTTTAAGATTTGCATCAGATGCTACAGTTGATGAGAACGCTACAATATCAGCATCAGCGTGGAATGTACCACCAGCCGCCATTCTAAATTCTTCTACACCATTCTGATAGTAACTAATTTGTCCATTAGATCCAGTAGCAAAACATATATTATCACTTGCGTCATATCCAACTTTCAAAGCGTTATTATATACTGAAGTAATAGCTGTCTGTGCTGGTGTAATACTTAATGTACTTCCAGCTCCACCACTAATACCAGTTCCTTGTGTTGCTAACCTTAAATTTTCACCATTTGCTTCTATACCAGTATCTGCGATATCACTTGCATCAAAATCAAGTGTAACAGAACCACCAAGTGTTACAGAACCACCTGTTTTTAATCCATCACCAGCTGTGATAGTTACAGCATCTTCTGCAAGTTTTGCAATTGGAATTTCATCATTATCAATTTGTGCTACGATATTAGCTGCTGTTGCATCATCAACATCTGCACCACTTATTGTTCCACCATTAATAGCATTACCACTTATTTGGTCGGCTGCTACGGTAAATGTACCACCACTAACATCTAAAGTTTTACCTGAACCAACTGTTATATCTGAAGTTGCTATTGTTGCTCCATCAATTGTACCACCATTTATATCTGCTGTAGTAACAGTTCCTAAATTAGCGACTGTATTTCCTGCGTTAGTCCAATTACCCACTATACTATCCAAATCAAGTGTAGCTGTAGAAGTTCTACCAAACGAACCTGTAGATACTGAAGAACCTGATATTGCCATCGTTGCAGTTATTTGAGATATATCAACAGCACCTGCTTCAAATGTTATCACATCATCAGCTGAAGCTCTTATTGACGTATCATCATCGGCGTCTAAGTCAATCCTACCAGTACCACCTATACTAATACTTCCCTGTCCATTTAAATCTATATCATCTACCCATAGTTTATTCCAAGCTTTACCAGAAGCACCCAAATCATCAGCACTATCTGTATTTGGAATTAAATTACCATCTACATCAACTTCACCACCACCTGGGTCTAATACAATATCCGCTGCAGCTATTACTTGTAAATTAGTCGAAACATCAATATAATCATTAGCACTATCTATTTCTAATCTTTCAACTCGTGTATTTCCACCTTCAATACTTATTAAGTCTCCAGTCTGAGTTATTGTTGCATCACCATTATCAAAATTTATCACGCCACCTTCAGCTAAGAACAAATCACTCCATTGTAAGGATGTTGTACCAAGTGCCGCACCATTACTTGCAAATGGTGAAACTGTCGAAACAAATCTCGCTCCATTAGCTATAAACTCTGCACTTGATGAGATTGCTGTTTCAGAATGGTCATATCGTAAATGAGCCACACTACCACTCACACCAAAGTCTAATCCAGCTTGATCCATTGTAGCGGAAGTCGTTGAACCACTACCTACCGTTATGGTATGGTCTTCAACTTGTAAACTACCTACTCGTGCTTCAATTCTATCACCTTGAACAACCAAGTTTCCTGGAATAGTCACATCATTACCACTAAAAGTAACTCCCTCAACTAAAGTATCACCACCACTTGCTGCTACAGTCATATTACCACTATCTCCAGTAATATTTCCAGTAATCGTTATAGCTCCGTCTACATCTAAATCACCACCAGCCAATGTCAATTTATTAGAACTATGTGTTAAAGTTAAATCTCCATTATTAAAATTAACTACACCACCACTTGCTAAGAATAAATCACTCCACATCTTAGAAGTAGTTCCAAGTGCCGCTGCATCAGAATTAAGAGGTGATAACGTTGTATCTACTCCACCTGGTACAGTTAATACTGCGATTGAACCTGTAGCTATAGATGAACCAGAGATGGCCATTGTTGATGTCATTTCTGCAACATCAACTGCTCCCGCTTCAAAAGTTATCACATCATCCGCTGAAGCCCTAACTGAAGTATCATCGTCAGCATCTAAATCTATTCTTCCTGTTCCACCTATTGAAATACTACCTTGTCCATTTAAATCTATATCATCTACCCACAATTTCTTCCAAGCAGTTCCACTAACTCCTAAATCATCTGCACTATCTGAACCAGGTTTAACATTATTTCCACCTGGGTCTAATACTATGTCTGCAGCTGCTACTATTTTTAAATCTGTATCTACATCTAAATAATCCGATGCACTATCTACTTCTAATTTATCTACTCTTGTACTTCCACCATCTATATCAAGTAAATTACCTGAATGTGTTAATGTTACATCACCGTTGTTAAAATTAATTACGGCTCCACTTGCTAAGAATAAATCACTAAACATCTTTGAAGTACTACCAATTTGAGCTCCATCTGAAGCTATTGGTAAAATATGTGTAGAAGTATTTACTCCATGAGATGTAAGAGCTCCACTTGCACTTATATGAGTTGAAGCGGTTACTCCACCATTTAATTGTACTCCTGCACCACCAGTTAATCCAATACCTGCGGTAGCATCCATTGTAATTCCACCTGTACCAGCATTTATATCTACTAATATAGCATTAAGTTCAACTTCTGTACGATTCGCTGTATCACCACCTACACTAACTTTCTGTCCAACAGCATCTCCACCTATAGTAATTGCTGCTGCTGAAGAATCTATTGTAACTGCACCACCAGCATCTATATCTACTGTACTTGAAGGTGTTAATGAGAATGTAGTCATTCCTGTTTCAGATAATGCTCCACTTCCATTAAAACTCCATACTGCGGTATCATCACCATAAGTAGAAGTTGAAGCTCCTGCTATGGCTACCGTAGTACCAGCTAAAATATCTATGGCACCTGCACCATCTACATC